TTGCTTTCAATCCGAAAGCAGCGTCTTGGTTTGCCATATTTTTTCTCCTTTTGTAAAACTAACTAAATAGTTTTACGGTTAATGTTAATTCAATGGTAGGGATTAAACCTCGAATCGTTAAAAAATTAACTTTTCTTTGTACCACCGAAAGTTACACGAGTCTGCCTCTCACTATTGATTGGCATACTACTATGCTGCTCCTTCATAAGATCGTTGTTAACTGCTTCGTCTCGATCCCTAGTTTGTTGTGCAAAATAGGCTTCTCGAGCTTTTGCGATCTCTTCTGGTATCCTTGCCAGCACAAGGCCGCCAACTCCGATGACTCCTGCGTATTTACCTTCTGCCACTTGTGGATAAGAGTGATCAGGATATTCATCTGCTCTAACTAATTCCCAGCCAGATCTAAATTTACCTGACATGTTTTTAGTATCGTCAAATCCTAATACCTCTGTTCTTATCCATCTGTGTCTGAATCCGTCAGGCGCAGGTGGTGCATCTAAACTTGATGGTGGAGTCCAAGTTGTAGGTCTCTTATCAGAAACTCTAGACTGACTCGCACGAGAAGTTTTTAATTTATCTTTTTCCATATGCTTATACCTCCTTCGTGATTTTTAATTGTTTCGCATATTCTTCCAATGGCACTCCTAATTTTTTAGCGATAGCAACTTGAGAAGGGGTGAGTCTCACAGTTTTGCGACCAGGGTTGTTCACACTTCGCTTCGCTGAAGCTACTATTTGTGTAGGTTTGGTCGAATTTTGAACCTTACTATCATTATTAGCAAATTTATGCGGAAAATCAAGTCTTATTCTTTTATCAATTTCAGCATAATATTCATCAGATTGAGGGTCATAACCTTCATCATCTACTAATTTTTTATGTAAATCGAACGCTGTATACGTCATTGCTGTATCAGTTCCGAACCATTTATTTCTTGCAGCCCATGCTTCCGCCATTGGATCAGGCGAAACTTGTTGCTCTGTTCTGCTTAAATTAATGTCTTTTTTAGGCTCAGTACTAGTTTTAGCTTGAGCCATAGATTTATATTCTTCAAGTCTTGCTTCTTCATAACCAAGTCTAGCAATTTCTTTTTGTGCTTCAACTTCGGCTTTAAAGTCAGAGTCGTTTCGAGCAGCTAGAAGCCTTGCTTGTGCAGCCTCTAAACCTGATTTGATTTTTGCTTCTCTATCCTTAACTCCTGCTTGTTCAACGGAAGAATATCTTTTTTCTAGTTTTTCTTTTTCAGTTAATTGAAGTTTAGCATATGACAATGCTTCGTCTTTTTGTCTCTCTGCTTCTCTCCATTTTTTAGTTAACTTTGCTATTCTTCTTTGAACATCTTTAGAATAACTTTCTAGTTCATTTTTTTTATCCTCAGGTTTTTCTTCCACCTGTTTTTCTTCATCCTTGTTGTCTTGAACATCCAACTGCTCATCAGATTTCTGAGATGTGTCATCGGACTTACTATCGTCAGTAATAGTTTCATCTTGTACCTCAACTTTCTCTTTTTCTTTTTCCTCTGGTAATTCAATATCAGCACCGGGTCCTGAAGTATCAATATCCACCATAGGAACTTCTTTTTTGTTTTCTTCTTGTTCTTGCATAGTTTCCTCCTATGTTAAATGTAATGCAATACAGATTCTGGATCATTAACAGTACCCAAAACCTCATCGTCGTTAAGAAGACGAACTTCTCCGCCTTCTATTGGTAATCGTGATCCAGCATACCTTGCAAAGATCACCCAATCTTTTTGTTTACACCAAGGACCTGTTGGAAATTTTTCTTTGTCTTGATAACAAAGAGGTCCCATCTTTAAAACATAACCACAATTAGTTGCGATTCTTGCTTTATCTAAAGATTCTTGAGAAAATATAATTCCACCTTTTGTTTTTTCTTTTGGAGTAAATGGTAATACTAACATTCTCCAACCCGATGGATTTGGTAATTGATCAACAACATCATTTATGTTGTTTTCATCTAATCTTTTAACTTTTGTTGATTGGTATTTTTCTTCTAGTGCGTTTTTATGTTTTGGAATTTCCTTTTCCAAAGTCGATAATTGTTCCTTGCTCATCTTTTTGCTCCTTTGTGTTTAGCAGGTTAGAGATTTCCTGTGAAATATATTGGTAGGCATGTGCCTGTCCTAACATATACTTGTATTTTTCCATATTGTCAACGCCTCCACTCATCATAGAGTCACCAACATTTTGATATAATTGTTTTAACTGTTTCTGTATTTTAGCTATTATTTCTAAGTCTTGCATTTATCTCCTTTAGCAATTCCATTTTCTTAAAGATTTATTAATTCTAGAATTTGGATCTCTTGCTGTTTTTGCAGAAGTTAATCTCTTTTTCATCCCAGTCATTCGGGCACAGAAAGACTTTCTTCTGTTTGCTGCTTTGCTACCTTTTTTTAATTTCGATGGCTTGGTAGTAACGGCCATTGAAAGTTTTGAACCAGGATTTGCTCTTCTATAAGATGCAATTCCTTTTCTATTCAAACCGCCTGAAGCTGATTTACCTTCTTTTCTTGTCCACGCTGGTGTACTTCCATTTTTAAAATATTTTCTCATACAAATGTTTTTACGTTAGTTGGTTTAGGTCCTTTATTTCCTGCTTGTCTTTTTCGTCTGACAGCACTCGCCTTTTGCGAACTTGTCATTCGTGTGGCTTTGGCAAGTGGTACGCATTTTGGATATTTTCTTTTGCTCCCCTTCGATCGACCGCAAGGTTGATATTTGCCGTTCTTCTTCGGTGCTCCTATGTCTACCCATTTCTCTTGTACCCATTTTCTTAAACCTCCTTGAGCCATATTATTTCCATCCTTTTTTTGTTAGTTTAGGTTTACCTTGTCTAACTAAACCACCTTTAGAAAATTTCTTTTTAATTCTTATGCCTGCTCTTTTAGGCCCAATTAAAATATCAGTAAATCCATCATCATCATCTTTGCTAAATACAACAGCCATATCCTTCATATCTACTTCAGTGTCAGTATCCTTTATAGATTCGTAAGGGTTACCTTTGTATTCCATTTTAGGTTCAAGACCTGTAAATTTAAATCCTTTTTTATTTTTTGGGCTTTTAGAAAATTTATTTTTGTCAGCCATATTAATATTTCTTAGTTACTTTTCTTCTATTGTTCATTACTCCACCACAACCTTTTGCAACTCCGCCTTGGTTGTAATTGGATCTAGTTTTTCTCTCTTGAGAAACTGAATTTATGGATCCGCCCATTGCTTTGTTTTTTCTTCCGCCTGGTGTTACTTTCCCAGAGCAAACTGCAGAGGCATACATATTAGCATATGCTGAAGGGTAAACTTTAAATTTACGCTTTGCTGCTGCTTTTCCTCTTGCACAAAGTTTTGCCATTATACTTTAGCCGCTAGTTTTTTATTAATTTTTCTTTGAACACTTTCAGGTAGTTTACTGAAACCTTTGTATTTTTTCTTAATGTTTTCTCCTCCTTTTGGAGAACCATCTTTTCTTTTTACCCGACTAACTTTCATTTTAGCAGGTATGTTTTGCGTGTTCCATCTTCTATTTGACATTATTTTTTACTCCCGTTTGTTTTTATTAAATCAGTTGCCTTGATTCCGTAAATCGCAGCTACGACTGAAACCCATAAGCTGACAATCCACCATGGCATCTCTTGCAGTTTAGTAAAATACAAATCAAGTTTGGCTTGCATTTTTTCGTCTTCAGCAAATACAGAATAAAATAAAATTGCCAGCGGCGATGTCAGTACTAAAAGTACAAATTCGTCCTTCCAGTCGTTTTTCTGAGCATCTTGAATTTTTCCAGTATACTCAATTTCTCCCCGCTTCATTTTTTCTATGTGCAGGAGTTTAGCTTCCGACATTGCAACGTCAGCTGCTTTTTTATTTTTGTAAATCTCTAGTCCAGCTTTTATTCCTGAACCGAATAATCCCCATGGAATCATACTAATACCAAGTTGCTGATCTTTTTTTCTCAGCTAAAATCTTGCCTTGACCTTTAACCATATCTTTTTGAGATTCATTTGGCTTAGTCATCTCAACTTCAACTGGCATTTTGTGCTCAACTTTAACTGATTTTTTATTTTGTTTTTTCATATTAGCCTTTTTTACTTTTACCTGCTTTAGAAAGTGCAATCGCAATTGCTTGTTTACGGCTTTTCACCTTCTTTTTGCTTTTACCTATGTTGAGTTCACCTTTTTTGAACTCTTTCATTACAGTTTTAACTTTTTTATCTGATTTTGTCATCTTTTTTCTCATCAGAATCCTCCTTTTCCTGGATTTGGTATTGTTTTAGATAAAATTGTTTTTTGAATTGAAGTATCAGCACGTAAATTTGCTAATTCTTCGTTCTGATCAAGTTTTTGTTGAGTTGTTGCTTGATTCATCATCGCTTTCATACGATCTAAGTTCATTCTATCTTCACCTTCAGCACGTTTTCTAGCATTTTCTTGTGCTTGTAGGTCTAATTCTCTTGATCTTAATTTAGCAATTGGATCATTATCAAATTGTGAAGTAATTTTTTTCTCTTCATCCATAAATTCACCCATCATATCAGCAATAAGTTGTGCTTTTCTTGCTTCAATTTTTTCAGTTAACATTTTAACTTGCATTTGAATTTGTGGATTTATCATTGCTTGTTGATTTTGTTGCATAGCCATTAATTGTTGAAGTTCATTTTTAAATTCTACTTCAATTTGTTCTTGAGCCATTAACGAAATGTGTTCAAAACAATTTTTTTCTAAGGCAGCCATAATGACAGGATTATTTCTTGCCATATTAGTTGCCATAAAATTTAAATGAGCCGTAATGTGTGCTCTATGATCTTGACCAGGAAACGCTTGGAACGGCTTCCCTGCGAGAGCATCAATGTGTTCTAACGCAGGGTCCTTTGGTGTAGGGGGTTGTGGTCGAATTAAAATTTTATCAATGTCTTTAACACCTAATGCTTCATACATATTTCTATAAACTTGATATTGATTGTGAATCATTGGATTAGATGTGGCCAGTTGCAATTCCGTTTGCGCAAGGGAAATACGCTGTGTTTGAGAAAATATATTAGGATCTGCAACTGGCAGGATATCTACTCTGTCGTCAAAGTCTGTTTGTTTAATTAGTCTTTGACCGCCAACAACATCATAAGGATATTCTTGTGGTAGATAAAGTTTAAAAACTCTAGCCATTAACTTAAATTCATTTTTAAGTGAAGCATAAATTCTTTTGTGGATCGCCGACATTGTCCTTGATCCTCTTTCAAGCAACGCAACTGTCGTACCCACTGCGGCTTGTTGATTACCCTCACCTACTTGTAGATCAGCTATAGATGCGAAACGCTGACCTGCTTGTACTACGACGCCCATAAGTGCTAAGAGTGTTTGAGACGGCTCCTTAAATGGAAGCATCATAAATGCGTCACGTATATTTCCTCCTGGTGCGTCGACATCTCTAAATTCGCCAGGTTGAATAGACTGTGCGTCGTCCCTAATTCTTATTCCTCGCTGTTTAAATCCAGCAGGTAAGTTTGATAATGTTCCAGCATCTAATAATTGTCTTAGTGCTGTTGTTGCAGTTCTAGATAATCCACCAATCATATGAATTAAACCAAAACCATAAAAACCTAAACCTGGTAAAAATTTGAAATGTACAAAGTATTGTATTTTCTTTTTCTTTGGATCACCTACTTCATAATTTCTTCTGATAGATAAAATTTCTCTAGAATTTTCTTCAATCGTTACAACGTAAGGTAATTTAATTCCTGTTGGCTCACCATCTTCAGGATTAATATCTTGGTAACCTTCTAAATCTAAATTAACGTGACACTCTAAAATATTAAATACATCTTCTTCACGACCTTTTGATTGGCCTTCTAGTTCACGTTCTTTTCTTTGAACATCTGTTTCATTTAATAATCCTGGTTTTAATTCTATGTCTCTATAGAAACCACCTACTTGTTGTTTTCTTAAATCGTTTTCAGAAATTTGAACTCGATGGATGATTGCTTCCGCATCGTCTAATGAGGTAGCCGTGTACGGAACAATCAAATCATCTGCAGGAACAAACTTAGAAACAGCTTGTTGTTCAACTTCATCATAGTAAACTTTTTTAAATGATGAACCTGCTAAGGGTAAATAGAATAACATTTGATCAAAGTCTGCTTCATAGCCAGTCATTTGATCCATAATTTGATAATTCATAAAATCTTTTACCCGTTGAGCTTGTTCGGTTTTTTCCATACTTGGTAGTCCTAAAATTTGTGTTCGCACAGGACCATCAGCAGGAAGTAATTCTTTATAGGCTAGTGATTGGAATTGAGTTACGGCTTCAGCGAGAACCGGGTGCGTAGCGCCGCTAGCTCCTTGAAAAGGTTCTGTTCGATTGTCGTATTTAAATCCTAAAAGATCTAATCCTTCTCTGTAAGTTCTTTCCCAATCTTTTCTAGAATTTTTATAGTCTTGATAATTTTGATAAAGAGTTGAACCTAATGGTCCTAAGACATCATCAGGTAAATGTTCTGCTAAGTTATCATAATGATTTTGTTCGCCTTCAACAGCAGCAATTGCTGGATCGTAATTAATATCAACAGAGCCATCTTCATTTTCTGTAACTTCTACAGGTTCACCCGACTCATCAATTTCTTTTTGCTCTTCTAATTTAGCAAGATCAATTTCTTCAGGTGATGGAACGTTTATTGTTTGCTCTACGTTTGGTAGAGACTTGTCTATGTCTGCCATTTATTTTCTCCGAACTTGCATTATTAACAGTATTATAATTAATATTCAACCCTTGTGATTGAGGTCCTTTTAATGGGGGTATGGTTTTAGTTAACTTTTTCAATAGTAAACCCTTTTTCTGTGTTCAATACGTTCTTCTTTTTCATCATCAGGGTGTAACACAAAACCACCCTGTCTAAATCTCATAATGGCTTGTGTCGCTGTATCAACAAGGTCATCATTATCTCCAAAAGGAAAAGCAGCACATTCTTCAATAACTTCATCCGCCCAATCCTGTAAAGGAGCCCATATCATACCAGATTCAAATAAAGGTGCAACAGAGTTTACTCTAGTGTGTTTATCATTTCCTTTTGATGGACTGAAGTTGACTACAGGGATACCCATCTTTCTCATTTCATCAGTTAAAGGTTGTCCTGATGCTTTGGATTCAATAACAACTGTGTCAGGATCCCAATACTTCCATTGTTCAAAAGCAATTTGTTTTAGTTCAGGAAAATCCCATCTACCTTTTTTAGCATCTAATAAAATTAAACTAGCAGGACTATCATCATTTTCATAGAAAACTCCCCACGTTGTGATAGCAGAAAAGTCTGCAGTTTCTTTTTTACTAAAAGCCGTATCGTAAGATTGTATTACGTGCTTCAATGCAGGTATCCAATCATTCTCCCATCTCTGCCACCATTCACGTTTGATGATTGCACCTTCTTCTGAAGTTGGATTTTGCATATATTGTGCATTCCATTTTTGAACTCCAGCTGAAGCCTTTACTGTTTCTAATTCTTCTAACTTCCAATACTCAGGCCACAAAGGTTTATTGCTTGGTAAGATAGCAGGAAATTCTATGATGTCCCATTGATCAGCTTTAGCTTCCCGTTGCGCGCCAAGTAATCTCCCTGTGAGATCCTTAGTGTTCCATCTCGTCATAACGAGAACAATGGCACCGCCTGGTTGTAAACGTTGACGAGGACCTGAAGTATACCATTCATAAGTTCTATCCATTGCATCTCTATTCATAGCATCTTGTTCTGAATGCGGGTCATCGATGATAAGTAAATCTGCACCCCGTCCAGTAATTGCTGATCCAACACCTGCAGCATAGTATTCACCGCCTTGTTGGGTTTCCCATTTACCAGCAGCTTGACTGTCTTCACTTAATCTAGTTTTAAAAACTTGTTGGTATTCAGGGGAGTCGATAAGTTGTTTTGCTTTCCGACCAAACCGCATAGATAATTCTGTCGTGTTGGTAGATTGGATAATCTTTAGTTTCGGGTTTCTACCCACCATCCAAGCGGGAAGCAGGAAGCTGGCGAACTCGGACTTCGTATGTCTTGGTGGCATATTGATAATCAATCTTTTTAATTTGCCTTCAGCAATTTGATTAAATTTTTGTGCTACAATTTTATGATGCTTACCTTCAATAAACTCAGGCCAAACGTGTTTGACAAATGACATAAAGTCAGATTCAACTTTCAAAACCTTTTTTGACAAAGTATAATTTTGAAGGGCTTCTTCAAATTGATCTCTTGCTTCTTTCGGTAACTTACTAATCTTTTCTAAATCTATTTCCATTTCGAAAATTTTTTTGCAAAATTTTTTAAGGTTTAATTTTGGAACCTCAAAAGTTTTTTAGGGTTATCTATGTCTAAAACTTGACTAAACTGTACTACATTGAGACTCCTTTTTCAACTAACATAATAAGGAACTTCGTACTCTAATATATTTAGAAAGGTATTGGTACCTCTATCGAGGCACCAATACTCTAAGGAAAAAAAATCGCCACGCGTGAGACTATCACGCGTGGCGAGTGTCCGATTAGTTATGTCAAATAGTATTACTTAATCCCCTTTCTTTTTAACTCTTGTTTGAAAGCAATTAAGTTAGGTGCTTTTGTTGTCGTTAGTTTAATGTATTGGTCAAAGTAAGGGTTATTATCACTACAAGGATAACCCTTAATTTTTGATAGTCGGTTGATCGCGTCTACTCGTCTATCTTTCCAATTAGAGTTAAAACTTAGGTTTGATTTATTTATATTCATATTATCCTTTCTGTTGTCCTCAAATATATAATTCATTTCAATCATTTGCAACCCTCTTAATTCTGAAATCTTTATATCCATATTGAGTAGTGTATTCCTCAACGGGAATTTCTTTTGGCTCAACAATAGGATTGATTGCAACGAACTGAACTAAATTTTTGTTAATGTATTCCTCGCGACAACTTGTAGTGCAAAAGAAATGCCACCACCTAGAATTAGGGGAACAGTCATAACCTTTACTATTATTTATTTTTCTAGTCCTACTAACTAGATTGTCGCCACTACCTTTAACTCTATCTTTAGTCAATCTTGTATGGCAGTTAGGATTATGACACCAATTAAATCGATCGTCCATTTTTATCTCTCCATTTTTGATCTTGTTTTAATTTTCGGTCTAACTCCCAAAGCTTTCGGTCGTAGTGTCTTTCTAATAACATTGCGATAATATAAAAAATTGAGCCGACTATCATTAATAGTAGACCCAATAAAGTAAGTGCTAATTCTAAACTCATTTTGAATACCACAATATTATAATTAACCCTACAAAAAATAAAACGCCTAATTCAATAAGTGTCATTGTAATACCCTTTCGTTATTTTCATTAACAATAATTAGAGGGGGACAAGTTTTATTACTTGCTCGTCTAAATCCCTCTTTCTCAATGTCCCAATAAGTTATGAAGTTTTTATTTACTACACAACCCTCAATCCACAGACCTTTTCTTATAATCAATCCTTTGTGCTTTTCAGCGTGATAGCAAATTGTAAAAAAAGGTTTTGCCTTTAATAATTCTAATAATTCGTTTTCATCTTTACGACTTATAGAATTTTCATTTTTATCATTATAGAACATATTATCCTTTCTGTTTTTCTTTCTGCTTTCTTTTATACTCTTTTAAATCCTCTTTTAAAACAAAATATTTATTTTTTGTTAAAAGAGAATTATTTATTTTATCTAATAGATATTGCAATTCAAGTTTCTTAGACCTATTAGTTAAAGGGTCATAATAGTAAATCCACGCCCCTTTTTTCTGTCTAAAAAATTTAGTGCTTTCTGCCATAGTTTCCTTTCTGTTATCTAGTAGGGGATAATATATTATCCCCTACTATTGTCAATTTAATTAATTGCCTGATTTAATTCCCCTTTTTTGAATTTAGCAATTATTGACGCCTTTTTGTCTGCGTTTTCTATGTCATTATCTTTAAGTATATCTGCAAGGGCAGTAGGGTTATAAATGGATAATGCTAAAGATGATTTTTCATTTAAGATACTTTCATTTAAAGCAATCCCCAAATTATCACACAACTCTTTTGCTTGATCGAAATACTTATAAGATTTCAGACCTAGTCTCACCTTATCCATTTTAGATTTTATATAATCGTAAAATGCCTCGTGAGTTTGAACGACTTGTTCCTGAATAATTTTAAAATTATTCAAAACTTGAAAGTCGGTTTCGTTCACTCCAAATTGTCTACTATGACAATAAGAAGTGCCAATCACTTCAAGTCTAAACTTGTCGTCCCATTGAGACGCAATATTTGCTTTGCTCGCGTCATCATTACTTGACGACCTAAATCCTAAAAATTTTCCAATGTCATTTTGCATTTGGTTATATCTAGGATTTGTATTACTTCCATATTTGTGTTCATTGTTAGGGTCAAGGTTTGCGTCTCTTATTTTTTTATCAAAATAAGAATAAGCAAAGTCTCTTTCTAACTTAAACGAAATATGAACTGATTTGTCGTCCTCTTTTCTTTTGCCGTCCTCGTCATAGTCAGGGGCAGTAAAGTAAAAACAATTATCTGAATAAATGTTTCCACCACTATCCCCATAACGACTAATCATAGTTTTAATCGTATCAACATCATTTTGAGGTTGGTGCATACGAACTACTGTTTCAATTAATCGTTCAATGAGAGGTCGATTGCTTTCGTAATTTTGAATAGCATTATCCCAATTTCTTTTTGCAATACTATCTTTATTACGAAAATGTTCCTCGATTACATTCCCAATCGAGTTTCGCCTTTCAGCGTTTAGTGCTAGTTTAGCCATATTTTCCTTTCTGTTAAAAAAAGTTATAGCACGCCCTTGAAATTATTGTCAAGGGGATTATATAGGATAATGAAAAGTAAATCTTTTCTGTTAATAATAAAAACCCATTTTGGTGTTCTAAATGTCCAAAGTGGGTTTTTTATTTTAAAGGTTTATTTTTATTTTTACTAACAAGGCACAAGCGAGAGCTCTCTGGTATCTTATTACATTTTAAAAAGGTTAGAAAATCACAAGCGACAAGCGAGCAGCTCCGCTGCTGTTCGCTTGCCTCTATTCGCGAAAGTTGCAAGCGACCCGGTGAAGCTGGCCCACGCTGTTTTCAAAAAGATATCACCAAATACTTAAAAAATTTGTTAAGCCAGCTGCTTCCAGCCTTGACAACGCCTGGAAAAGGGACTATATAGGATCTAGAAATTATGAAAATTAAAAATGCATTACTTATCACAGGTAGCTTAAGCAAACCCTCTAAGATGCCGGGCCATGCTTACGGCTTGCCCGCGTGGGAGTGTAAAACAGGTAGTAAGCTTCGGCTGGTTCCTAACAGCGTTTGCTCAACCTGTTACGCCCTAAAAGGTAACTACGCAAGATATTCAGCAATCAAGCAAGCACAATACAAGCGCCTGAAGGCCATCAGCCACCCGCTATGGGTTAAAGCCATGTCTTCAATTATTAATTCTAAAAAATCAAAATACTTTAGATGGCATGACGCTGGAGACGTACAGCACTTAAAACACTTAGCCAAAATTTTTAAAGTTTGCAGGCAAACGCCAACAGTAAGCCACTGGCTGCCAACGCGTGAGGCGTGGCTTAAAAAGTATGTAGCGAGAGCTCCCGGTAACTTGACCATTCGTTTTAGTGCACCATTAATAGACCAACAAGCCCAGAGCAGCTGGCCTAACACTTCCACAGTATCAAGTACCCACAGCGAGGATAATTGCCCCGCTTTTAGAACTGATAAAACAGGGACTGTCCACACTTTAGAAAATTTTAAAGCTTTTACTAAAGATCAGAAAAAAGAACTAGATTTAGGCCATTGCGGAAATTGTAGAAAATGTTGGAATTCTGATATTAAAAATATAACATATGGCAAGCACTAAATGCACGTATTCCGCCACCCTTCTTATTACAAAAAACTTAAGCGAGCAGCTAAACGTACACGCACAGGCGAACGCTCAAGCGAAGGCTCAAGCGTAGCAGCAGAGGATCTCCACAGGGAAAATACAAAACATTTTACTAACTACAAACGCTCAAGCGAAAGTACGCAAGCCGCAAGCGACTCGCCACCCGCAAGCGAAGGGGTATCTACAAAAGAAGTCACAAGCGACTCGATCCGGGAGCCTTCAAAAAGTTTGTAGTGTAAAGGAGCGAGGGCCTTTACCAAGATAAAACTGTTCTTAGGATGTAGCACATGGAAGGCTATTTGGTGTGGTGAGAACCTCACTTTTTTACTCTGTTTTACTTTTAATTCTAATGTGAAAAATCGTTGATTTTTATTATATCCAAGCAAGTCAGGAAGCCCTGGAACTGCCAAATTTTCTACTCTATTCCAAACAATATTTGGGGAAGATTTTTTCAAATCTAGCCATAATTTTCTCTCAGGATTCAAAGTAAATCATACCTTCTTGACCACCCTACCCATACGCCATTTTTCAGGCTCAATAGTGATTGCGATTCTATGACTTTCTCTGACTCCAAACAGTTTATTTTCTAATAATTGAATGCCTTTGATATCGTAAAATTCTCCATTGGGAAGTATCACCTGAACTCTAGCGTTTTGGCTAACTTCGCCTTTCATAAACTTATCTACGACTAATTTTAATTGCTTTCCGTTTATCATAAAGGTGGGCCAGTCCAGTCTCCCATTCTGACCCATTATTGACTTTTACTCTTATTTACTTTAATTGTCAAATTATGGGATTAATGAAGAAATTGACAGAACAACAAATAAAATTTGCCCAATTGCTTGTGGTTAATGAAGGCAGAAAAACGCCAACAGAGTGTGCCATAGAAGCAGGGTATGCAGAAGAATCGGCATATGTAAGGGCATCAGAACTTAGAAATCCAAACAGATATCCATTGGTTGTAAAATATATTAATGAGATTAGAGAAGAGTATCAGAGAAAATACGAAGTAACTTATCACAACCACATATCAGAACTAGCAAGACTCAGAGATGGGGCAAGAGAAAATAAATCTTGGTCGGCAGCTAACAACGCAGAAATTGCTAGAGGTAAGGCAGCAGGATTATATATTGAACAAAAAATTATACATCATACAAAACAATCAGACTCAAAAGACCCTAACGAATGGCTTCAAAAAATGAAAAAGATCGTTGAAGATAACAAAGGTCTTATTGAGGCTGACTTCACAGAAATAACTAACACTTAATCTTTTCTTAAACTGTCCCTGGTTCTTATTGTTTCATCATACTTAATAACTTTTTCTAAAAAACTAGAAATTTCATACAAATTAATTTTTGTATAAAAGCCTGGTTTGTTATTAACATATTTGATTATTTCTTCACTACAACTTAGTGGTAGACATTTTTGACTCAACAAATCCATCATAGCACTAATGATAGTCATATCATTTTTGTTAAAAGTATATTTAGTTTTTTTCAAAACACATTCACAACACGCTAAAGTAATTTGTGTTTTATCTTCTGTGTTAACAAACATATGTTTAGTTTGTTTATTACAACTAACCTGACATTGTGTGTAACAGTATTGTTGATGGTCTTTTATATCTGTTGATTTAATTTCCATATTATATCCTTTCTGTAATATATTATATAGGATAATTTAGGTTGTTTGTCAACCTACTATTTTACCTTTGTTCTTTCCTTTTTTGATAACGTATTTTTGAGTACCATGTTTACCAATTTCAACTTCTTTACGAAGCATTTGAAACATCTTCATTTCTTTTGCTTGTTCCCATTTTTCCTGAACGTATTTTAAAACTTTTAGTTTATTAACTTTTTCTCTACTACTCATATATCTACTCTTTCCATTTTTGTAATGCATCCGATTGGAAAGATGTTTCTGTCTGAGAAGACTTCATCTTTTTCATCATAAGAGGCAAAGGTGTACAAATACTTACTGGTTTTTTTATACACGTAAGCGTTAGTGACCATAAAACTTGGCTCAAACTTGTCAAATTCCTCAACAGTAGCGTGTCCGCTATCCCCGGTGATATCAACCCAATGTATATTATAAAAATAATAACATTTTTTGTTAATAACCGCATGTTTGTATCTCTTTTTTCTCTTCCTTTTTGTAGTCATACCCCTTCTTATACCAATTCCACATATATAGATATAATTTATTAATTTATATAAGCGCTATGTCAAATTCTGAAAAAAAAATGTGGAAATGTAGAAAATGATACTATTAGTAAGGAATACCAACGATTCCCGCTTCCACATTTTGTTCCACAAATCCACAAATTTCACTTTTTACCTCCAAAAACCCTTATTTTACGTAGGTCAATTTTCTGTTTTTTGTGGAAATTTATCGCCCTGGAGGCCTCTTTTACCTTATTTTCCCAGCCTCTCGCCACTCGACTCCGGTCCGATTCTGCTGATTTGTGGAAACGAACAGCGAAAGCGTCAGCCTCTTTCGTTAATTTTTCTATAATACTCATCAACCTTTTTTAACCATTCCCATTTATACTGCCTAAATCTAGACCCATTTATGACAAATTTCTGAAAGTAAAGATCAGGCGTACACATCAATATTACAATTTGTTCAATTTGGGTTTTATAGACCCAATCGTGAGCAGTTGCATAAGCAGCACCTTGAAGATAATAATTATCAATCCACTCTTCCCTT